ATATCTGGGATCACCGCCCCGTTTGCCGAAAATTTTAGAACAACAGGTATGACACTTTAGCACGTTAAAGTGTTAAACTTCACCGCGTTAAAGTGGTAACGTGTGAAAATATATGTTCGTGAAAGTGTGAATGGGATATTACAAAATTATTAACAAACTATGAATTATAAAATATCAATAAAACTTCTGATAAGAGGTTAAATAAAATCATTGTCTATATTCTGATATTTGATATAATATAACCATAAAGAGAAAGGAGAAAGGAACATGGAAGATTTTAAAGACAACATTAAAAATTTCACCATTATTGACGCATTTACAAAAGCCGACTCAATTATCAATAAGTATAGTAGAATCGCTGTATCAGTATCGGGGGGGAAAGATAGTGATATCATGGTTGATTTAATAACAACACTTGATAAAAACAAGAAATGCCGATATGTTTGGTTTGACACAGGTATTGAATATAGAGCTACCATTAACCATTTGGAATATCTTGAAAAACATTATGGAATAACCATAGAAAGATACCGCGCTATTAAACCGATACCAAAAACATGTAAAGAATATGGACAACCGTTTTTAAATAAATTTGTATCTGAAATGATTGACACTTTACAACGACATGGTTTTAAGTGGGAAGATAAAAGTTATGACGATTTAATAAAAGAATATCCAAATATAAGAGGTGCAGTATCATGGTGGACAAATCATAGAGAATGCGGAAGTTTCAAAAATTCAATGTTTAACATCTCATATAATAAATATTTAAAGGAGTTTATAGTAAAAAATCCACCCGACTTTAAAATATCTAAGAAGTGTTGTACATACGCAAAGAAAAAAGTTAGTTTGAAATATATAAAAGATAATGATATAGAGTGCATGGTAACAGGACTTAGAAAATCAGAGGGCGGAATCCGTAGTGTCAAAATAAAAACATGTTTTGACAGCGGAAAGGACGTTGCTTCATATAGACCGTTGTTCTGGTTATCAAATGATGACGAAGTCGAATACATAAACATATTTGGCGTTAAAAATTCAGATTGTTATACAAAATATGGAATGAAACGCACTGGTTGCGCTGGATGTCCATATAATAGAGATTTTGAAAAAGATTTGAATGTTATAAAGGAAAATGAACCTTTATTATACATTGCTTGCAATACAATATTTAAAGAGAGTTACGCGTATACTCGAAAATATAAAGAGTTTTGTGAAATGATGAAAAAAAATGCAACGTAAATAATATTATAGCTGTTCTATCGGCTTGTCGGGAAGAAAAGGATATTGCATGGGAACTTACTATACAATTTCAGAAATGAATTATGACACATGTACTATTAAAGACTGTTGTCCTGCTGACAGAACAGGCAACAGATGCTCTAACAAGCAGAGTTGCAAAGCGACATGGAAACGCTATGAAGCAATCATTAAACCAGAATGGCACAATGTTTCTCTTGCCACACTCGCCAACATTGATTTTGACATGTTAGACGAAAAGCGACAGACTTATCTCACAGCATTCAGAGACTTGCAAAAGACGCTTTCATACTTGCGGAAGTGTAAAACACAAGACACATATGACACATGTTTTATTCGATATATTAGAAGAAAAAAAAATATGTTGTGGGCAGAAGGTAAAATATCAAATGCAATGTGGAAATTTATTGAAGCAAAGTTATCAATGCAAAATGTGGAAAGTGGTGTGTGGGCTTCCAAATGTGAGGAAGCGACAGGATACCATGAGTCTCGAAGATACAATAAAAGTAGAGTAGGCAAATAATAACGCATAGCTGTCTTAACGGCTTGACGGAGAGAAAGAAGGAAATATGAATCTTTATGGAATCGAAAAGCGAAACACAATTGACAATGTACCACTTATGAACGCGTTATTGGACGACACTCGCGACTATTGCCATAGACGTAACTTAATGTATGTTACATGTGCTGACGTCCCAGGCTACATGAACGACGGCTGTTCTACCATTCACGCATACAATGGCAAGTATGGAAAAGGTGTAGTGCGTACAAGACCATGTTTCTGTCGCGGCAGAAGATCAACAAATTATATGACAATTGAATACTGGGTATCACGTGACGATATTCACAAGAGATTAACAGGAGAAAGTGAGGTATTAAAGTGAGAAAGCAATATAGAAACTATGTGGTAGAAATCCATGTTTACGATGAAGAAACAGACGCAATCTTTCCTGAATATGTAGCGTGTGGCGGTTATAGTTGCGAAAATGCAATCAAACACGCAAAAGAAGTGCTTAAAATGCAAGGTTATGAACAGATGTACGCTATAGAATGCACATTATCATGAATATAAGAAAGTGAGGCTTGAATATGGATAAATTAACACAAGTGCAGAAAAACAGAATGTATGATGACATTGCAGAATTAACGTTAAAATATAGCAGATATCCAATGGCGAAACGCATGATCAAAGCATTCTTCGAGAGAGTTAAAACCGTTACCAATACACGTGAATTTTCCGCTATGGAACTCACACTAGTATCTTTACAATACCTGTTAGAAATAACCTTCCCAACCAGATAACAGAAAAGCCGCCAATATTGGCGGCTTTAACATTATTCAACTGTAAAATATGTTAATGTTGCAGGGGTTGGAGTATCAATATTCGGTATTGTATAAGTGATTTTGTCAATGTCCGAATTAGCAATAGTAAAACTCATACAAGGGCAATACGATTTGAGATGGACTTTTTCATGATCTAAAGATAAGAAAACGATTAGCCGAATATGATGCCCAATAGTAAAGCCTGATTCATAGGCGACACCACATGGAATAACAAGTATTCCAAACGGTAACACATTTCCATTATTAACAATTGTCGGTTCATCTTCAGTATTATGAATAAGAGTGGCCGCGATAGCTTCAGAAGAACCAGGTACAAAATTGATTGTATACCAATGGTCAGAATTTGTGCTTGATTCTGAATAGTCACCAAAAGATATAAGATGCGTTACAACTTGTTTTCTTTTCAATGAATCCAAATCACTTTCCACACTTTCCCCCCAACTGTCAACATACTCAAACGCATTCACAACAGCATCCTTAAATTTTCTGCACCCTCTCCAAAACGCAAGGTTGGAAAACCTATCTGGTAAATGCTTCATTGGTTCAAGATATTTCAATAAATCCATACTCTATACCTTCCTTTCTAAAATAATTAGCCGTTCTCAGCAACAGCATAAATATACATATCCCACTTAGTCGCGCTTGTGATAGGTACACTATCTGGACAAACACCTAAAACAAGCGTTTCAGTTGAAACACATAACTTCGCGGCAGTTCCTTCATTTGGTACTTGTAGACGCACACCACAGTTTATATTTTTAATCGTTGTGATAGTACCAGATGAAGTATAAAGTATACTCTGTGTTGGTAAAAATGGAATGTATGAAGTCTGAAACTTAATTTCATCCATCGTATATCCAAATGGCGCGGATAACGTAAAATCGAAAAAACCGTTTCCGGCTGTAAAAGCATGATAGTTAAATTGTGGACTTGCGGCGCGTAATTCTGCAAGTGATGGTTCATGATCAAAAACACCTTTGCAAACCGCAACAAACGGCAACTTACACAATGTTAGCGGCTGTGAAATTCTACCTAACTGAAAATATCGCGGTAAATGTGTCGCAGTGTCCCACCACACAACATTAGCAGAATATTGCCAATTTGCAACAGGCGCGGACTCAGTAAACGCCAACTTCGCTTTTAACCAATTCCACCATTGAACCCACAAACCAGATGCAAAAGCATCATCCGTAGCATTATAAATATCAATCGGTGGAATGATGTTAAGATTCTTCAACAAATCTTCCAACTTTTTAACTCTAGTTTCTAAAGCGGTAAGATCTGATTCTAATATCTCGATAGACTCGTTAATATTAGAAATTGACTGTCGAATGTCTGTAATATCACCTTCAATAGTTGTTAGTCTTTTCTTGATATTTGTAATATCACCTTCAATAGTCGTCAACCGATTCTCGATATTGTCTAATCTTGACATAATATTTGTAATATTATTCTTGATATTGTTTAAATCTTCTGTAATAGACTGCAACTGTTGCTTAATATTTTCTATATCCTGCTCGTTCTTTGTAACTCTAGCTTCTAAAGCTGTATACTTTGCATACAAATCTTTTAAAGAATCTTCTACACTTTTTGCCCATACATTAAATTGATCATTAAATTCATTCAATGCGTCAATAACGTCATTCAACTTCGCCCATAAAGCACAAACTTTCTGTAAAAGACTCAAACAATCATCAAAAAGCAAAGGAATTGTAAATTGGTGATGCCAACAAAAGCCCAAATGCTCTTTATCAGGTGGATTGATAATAGGAATATTTGCCATTTTAAACACCTCACTTTCATAAATTCTAAACTTATTATACCATACTTCAAATTTTCGTCAACGTTTTAACGAAACAGTCCCAAAAAATTATGTTTCAGTTTGTCACAAATCTCTGACTCAAAATCCCAAACCGCGCTTGTGTAACTCTGTGCATTAGTCGCGGCAGTTCCGCTTGAACCTGTGTGAGTTGTGGTATCATCAACATGATTCTGACTCATATTCGTTAAATAATTATCGTCAATCATATCCGTCTGCCCTTGAGGTGTGTCAAGAAACTTATGCCAATCATCGGAAACGTGAACGCTCTTGTTGTTGTCCGTCTCAAACATTTTTTCCGTGTTGTAAGCTTCAAACCGTGCCTTCAACTTAATATTAAGTTCGGGCATAATTCGCGCCATGTCACCGCGCACATGCTCACGAAAAAGGAAGTCGGTTTCGTATCCAATTTCCCATTCCAAAAAATGGCGAATTATCATATCGTTGATTGGCTTTCTAAAGTCCTCATTGAAAATAGGATATGAGTCAAGACCAAAAGCCGCAGCATCATAATTATCAAACAAACTTTTATTCGATTTCCTGTCATTGCCGACTTGCACATTCTGCAAAATGTCGTAGACATGCAAGGTATAAGCCGCGCCCACGTCATACCAGTATTTGTCATTGTCTACAAAATTAGTATCAATCATTGGAATTGTCATTGTCACCACTCTCCTTTTCTTGATCTTCCAAACCTTTGTTCTTAACCTCTTTTACCGTGTCCCTGTTGGTGTCCATAACGGTAAATTGGTCAAGAAGTCCAACATCACCAATGTTGGAGTCGTTAAACGTTGCCTTAACATCAAGACCAAACTTTTTCTTACATTGATCACAAAAATTCTGTCTAGCCTGTTCATAAGAATTTCTCAGCACCATTAGAGTGGGTGCATCTTGCATGACTTCAAGACTGGACACTTGCGCAACTTTGCTTTGTGTTCTGCCGTTTACACCCAACATAAACATAAAGTCCGACATTAACATAGACTTCAACTGCTCAACATTTGCCGCAACAAATGGTGCAGGTGTCTGATAAACAATCTGCCTAATATCATCATACTGATTTTTTAGCGGTGACATATCACGAGTATATACAACAGGCTTATGACCTGCCACCTGTTCGTATAGATTAGCAAATGTCAACTCCTGTCCGTCTGGAGCATTTAAAATAGCAGGAGTATTCTGTGCTTTAAGATTTACATTGATACACCTGTCGCACTCATACAATAAAGCCGCGTAGTGTCGACATAGACCGTCAATAGAAACAACGTCATAATTCGTAAACGGTGACAGACTAGCCGTTAAGGTAGCAACTTCGCTGATATCTTTGTTTACGGTTTTCACAAAAGTAGTGCACTGATACTTAGTCGAACCGCCATACCATGTAAGCGCACTTGACGCGACACAGTCCCCGACAACGAAAAAATCATTTTCTTTCCATAGTCCGCCCAACTTGCCTAACACAAAATTCTCATTTAAAATGCTATTGGCATGACGATAAATGTCATCATCATCAAATGGCAATCCCTCAAAAGTCCATGCATCAACCGCAATCCTACGTAAAAACGTGTAGTACAGTCCAATAGTCAAAAGATTTTCATTCTGTGTATTCTGATTTTTGGTGTTACGTTTCAATAAAACCACCTCACTTTCTGAAAATTCACCCCTCAACCCTCACCCTCACCCACAAATCACAATTTAGTAAGTAGTGCATAGAGCTTTCACCCCTCACCCCTCTATATAAAAGTTCCACGTGGAACTCTCACCCCTCGCCCCTCACCCTCTATCTGGTATGTGGTAAGTAGTACATAGAGTATTCACCCTCGCCCTCACCCCTCACCCCTCTAACTTGATTTTACCATATCCAAAACTTATGTCAATCGTTAAATTTTCAATGGTAACACATCGGAAAAATATTTCAAAGACCAATACGGACAAAACATATTTCTAGCATCAATCCCCCCTATTGGTGGGGGCGGTGTTGTTGGTTGGACTACTTCAACCGTGCCACTACCTGTCGCACTTCCTGCATCATTTCCAGAAGGGTTGACAGGTGCAGGAGACGTTGTGGAATCTTGAATTGTCCCTTGACCGATTTGAATTACACCTGTTTGACTTGCCATTTCTGCAAAGACTCTGTTGTACTGTGTTGTTGTCCATCTGTCTCCATCTTTATGACCTGTTTTTGCATTTTGCCGCGCCATGACTAGCTTTATCCAATCACTTTCCGATTCAGTGCCGTTTGTGCCTGTGAAAATGTCGCTGATAGCGTCCCAATTACCACTGTCGCGAATTGCGATACTCGCGGCAGTTCCCACGGCATAAGCGCCAATGTTAGATACATCATAGCCAAGATGTGTTTGTATTGTTTTACGAATTAAACTATAATAGTCATTAAACATCGCCCAATTTTGCATTTTTGAAAATTCTGCCAAATGATTATTTGTGTAGTCAATGAATAGCTGTTTTAAACCGCTGTTGTTGATAAGTGCAGGATTTTTCGCGCCCAAATCAATGTATGGTTGGAAACCGCTAAAAAGTGTCGGATACTGTTGGACGCAAAATTGCATAAATGGTACTAGTCCGTATTGATAATCAAACTGATATCGCCCATAAGCACGTCCTGCATCTCCGTTAATGTACCAACCGCTATTGTCAGAATATTCTTTACCCGACTCGAAGAATTGCCAATTTATCCACATTCGCGCACCAACTTGTTCATCTTCTTTCTTTTGTTCGGGTACTGGTTGAGTTGATTCTGAATTTTGCACAACTACCGCTGTATGACCGGGCATGTGCAAAATATCACCAACTTGCAAGTTATCTCCTGTTGTTAAGTACTTACTGTCATATAATATGTCAAAAAGTCCAGTGTTTGTCAATGCACCTAGTTCACTGTCTGTATTCATGCCTGTCGACACTTGAATGTTAAGACAGTTTAGTATACATGCAACTAATGCACTACAATCTGTTGCGCATGGCACTTTTACGTCTTTAGGTTTCCAACCAACCTTGCGGCATTCGTTTGTGAATGTCTCACGTCTGTGCTGATTATATCCAACATTCTGATTGTCACATGACTCTATCATAAGCGTTGCTATAGCACGTGCAACGTCTGGGCGGTTTCTGATACGTGCTATCCAATCCCAGCGCCTGCCATCTCCTGTTTGTGGAAACCAACCTGTCACACGGACTTCAAGTCCGTTTTGATCTCCGTCCCTACCGCCCCATAAGTTGCCGTTTTCATCTTTAGACGCTTCACCAATATATGTTGCCATTTAATCACCCTCACTTTCTGGAAAATGATTTTCGAGAATCTTGTCAGTGCGTTTATAGTTTGCGATAGCGTGCCAAAACCATACACCGCTATCAAGGCGGTTTGCCATGTATGCAATCGCGTTTTGTGGTGCATTTTCCGCTGTGATGATTGCACCGCTTGTGTGCACATAGTTTACAATTGGCAAAGAATCAATTACAATGTCAGCTAAACTACCATTGTAATTATAACCGTACATGCAAAAGTAATTGTTAAACTTTTTGATATCCTGCAAAGATGGATAATACCACGCAACCGATATCATAGGAAACAAAGCGTTATACATTGCAATAGTTCCAGTTGGATTTCCAATTGTAAGGTCTGATTCTTCAAATTTTGCACCAAGGTTTTCTGCAAAAGTTTCTGCTGCTTGCAACTCACCCTTGATATCAAGTGAAAAAAGATTGCCAATTGACGCAACACCGAAGTTTCCGAAGTCACGCATGACACCACTATTGTTTAACTGTGTAGTTGAGAGCTGTACACTATCCCACGTACTACTTGCAAGTGAATAATCTCCGTTCGTGCCGTTTCCGTACTCTTGCGGTGTGATAACGATACCGCCCAGTTGTGATTGATTAGCCGCCCACTTGAATTTAAATTTTTTGGCAAGTAATGCAGACTCATCAAAATAGCGGAAGTCGTACTCTTTAGCACTTCCACAACAGTTTACAGTAAGCTTGTTAAACTGGGGCGAAGTATAAAGCTTATTCCATAGTGGTTTTTCTACAAACGTTTGCGTTAATGTAACAATACCTGTTCTGTTGTCAACCTTATCAAGATTCTCACCGCTTGTATCTGTCGCAAAAGGTTTAGGCACATGGTAAGCCCCAATAATATCCTCTTGCCGTCCGCACTTTGCATAGCGTTTGACTACTTCCAACGCTTGTGCACGTGTGAGCTTACTTGTGTTACTCTGCACTATGCCGCCACATTCGCAAGGGTTGACAGATACCAACGAAAAGAAGTTGCTTATTTGTCCATAATCACCCATGGCAAAATTTGCGATTGCCGCGTAGAAATCACTTGACCTGTTTTCGTAAGTGTCGGTATTGTTTGCGGTCATTAAGTAAACGCTGTCGTCATCATCTTTTGAAAAACCGTACTCAGTTCTTGCAATTTCCCACCTGTCAACTTGTGTTGGTTCGGGATAGAAGTTTGCAAAAAGTCCGTCACTAGCAGGGTGTTGTCTCATGATTGGTGACGGATGGAATGTGAATTTGTCAATGTATGTCGCCCAATAGTCAATACTTGTGTTTACGTATGTAAGTTTGTTATTGACATACTGGTAGTCAATGATATATGCAAATTCAATTCTTGATTCATTCTGATATGCCATGTAATTATAGCGTTTTAACTCATCTGCTCTGACTGGACACCTAAAAGTTTGTCCCTGTCTTTCCCACGTTACATTGTCGTAACGTTTATAAGGAAGAACGCTGAGAAGTTCACGTAAGAACCCCTCAGCGTTTCTTTCTGTTGGGATTAACAAATGTTTACCGCTATCGTCAAATGGCGAATCGAACAAGTATACAGTTGTCATATTATCCCCCCTTTATTAAGCTTTCTTAGTTATAGCCACGGCATTCCCCCACGGTCTGATACCGTATGTCTGCCATACGTTCAAGTACTGATTCTGGTAAAGTCCTGCCGCATTATAAAAATCGCCACTTGTACTTAAATTGTCGCGGTACTCGAATGTGTTTACATCTGCCAAAACTGCTAAAATATTTTGATCATCTACAATTGTTTTCCAATACTTTGTGACAGGATCAATAGCAGAATTGAAGTCTAAGTAATTGAAATTTGGGAATGGTGTTACACGTCCCACTAAGTCAGCTTTGCTCATGTTGAAAGCACCTGCTAAAGTCTCAACGTTGCAGTTAACTAAAACGTCACTTCTTACAAACAGATAGAGACTGTCGGACGGTGTCCATGTGATAGCAGGTGTTGCGTCCTCGATGCCCTGCGCTTTTGCATAAGCGACATAGTTGTTGAAGTCAGCGCTTGCATGTGTAATATCAAGTGCAATTTTCTGAATTGTTTTGATAAATTCAACAGAGCTGTTTGCAGGGTCGTTTTCATCCCATGTGATCTGCTTCTTAATAACAACATTATTCTTAACAGAAGTTTGAATTAACTTCTTGATAAGGTTTTCTTCTTCAATCTGGTTTCCGCTAAACAGACTTGTTACCAGTCCGCTTACCATGCTGTCGAGCTGTTCCCATGATGTGAAAGCACCTTCCATGAGTTCACGTGGAATCGTAACAGGGAACTGACGTCTACGATTCTGCCGGAAGTAACATGTTTTAACGTCTGGTTTTGTAACGTTTAAGAGTGTAGCACCGAGAGAAATGTCATAGTCGCGTCCCATTGCCGGATTGACATAATTCATTTCCATATCAGTTCCTAAAGGAAAACCTTCCTTTTTAAGCATCGAATACTGATTGTTATACATCTTACTTTCTACTGACTGAATGACAATCTTGTTTACAACATAATGCAAAAATTCATTCATGAATGGTGCATACTTAACGATTGGTGTCATTGCGTGGCTAATGGAAGTAGCCACGGTAACTTCGCCTGTCGCGCGCATGTATTCATTTGAAGAATTTTTTCTTGCATCGTTGAAAAGGTTAACGCCGCGCTGTGCGCTTGATACTGTTTTTGTGTTTGCCATAATTTTCTACCTCACTTTCTAAAATGTTCCACGTGGAACATTAAGCATAATAATTTAAAATATCGTCTGTTGTGACTTCCTCTTTTTCCTTTTCCTCATCATCTTTCCGTGTTGGGGTTGGAGAAATGGAAGTTGTCACACGGTTGAACAGCTCTAAGTTCTGTTTTGAAAGCCTGTCGTTTTCCGTCTTGAGTGTAGCGTTTTCGTCCGTGATTGCTTTCTCAGCTTCATTTGATGCCTTCGCCATGTCGAGAACGTCTACAACGATTCGTCTCATTTCATCAACCGTCATACCATCAGGAATAGATAATGTTGTCACCATTTTATCAATGTCAATCATGCTTTCGCCCCCTCATAGTTAATATTTGCAAAGTGGAAAGAATGTTCCCACTCATACTCACAGATTCTGCCTAAAGTGATTGTTTCGCCCTCTTTTGGCATATGTAAAAAGAAACCATATCCAATGTCAATTCCTACATGTCTACCTTTACCACCAAAAGATGTATACAGACCGTTTCCTTCTGTGCCTAAAAGCGGTGTTGTTTTATCAGCTCCGTCATGATAGTGTCCAGTGCTATAATTTTCAACACCAACGACAGCGGAAACGAAACCGCTACAGTCGTAGCCAATCTTACCACGCGAAAATGCTTTATACGCTTCTAACTCTTGCGTTGTATACTTTGCAAAATATGCAGGTTCGAGACTGATTAAAGTGTTCATCACCTCATCTGTTAACACCTGTCCTTTTGCACCATAGAAATAAGCGTAGTCGGCTCGATGGTAAAACATATATAATGCTTTCTTGATAACTTCATAATATGTCATGATTCCTTTTCCCCCTCTAGCTTAGTTTTGATTTCCGATATCATTTCTCTAAGTGAGTTGATAGCGTTTGTCAATTCTTTGGTTTCCTCTTTGTGAACGTCCGTCTGGTACTTGATGTAGTAACATAAGATTAACGTCATGCAGATAGGAAAGCCGACACTTGTAATCATCTGTGTTATTGCGCTAATATCCATCTTTACACCTCACTTTCTATAAAAGGTGGGCGTATCTCTACGCCCGCGCTGACAGTTTGCGCAACTACTCCGTTCTTCACGGTCTGTCTAGTAGTCCCAACTATATTTTATCATGTGTTTAGTTTTTGTCAATAAGCACTCGCTTGATTAAATCGTTAAATTTTTCGCTTGCGTTTTTTGAGCTTGCGCATATTTGAGAGGTTCGTTTATAGTATAAAATCCACTGTATTAAACGTTGTCCTATTGGCAAATATAATTCATTTGTTTGCATGGTGGCTTTCGCTTTATATTTGCCGTCTATAACAATTAAGGGTATGCCCTGCTTTATTGGATATATAACAGTTATTGCAAAATCTGTGATATAGATTCTGTTGCTTTTGTTAGAAAGTTCCGCGTACCACTTCCATGATAAATGATTATAAATGTCGGGGTATACTTCTTCCTGCCATGCACCATTTATAGTCATGTCATTTGTTTGCGATTCATAAACAGCAAGATGTTTTGACACGTGCGCTTTTTTTGGTGGTTCGGTATACAGTACGCAAATTTTCAAGGTATCTTCTTCTAATTTACGATTAAAAATGTAAACTTTTCCCTGCTCTAGTTTACGTGCATCAATGTTATAATAATCAAACAATGGACTTTTTGGGTTGATACTATTTGCACACGCTACAATTTTTACATCTTTTCTTCTTCTAACTATAGTTGAAAGCTGCTGGCTATAGCCTTTTAAAAATTCACTTCTTGAAAGCGGTATAATTGTAGTTGTGTCAACATCCTCAATAAATTCATCGAAAAATATAGTTTTAACTGAATCGTAGCCGTTTCCTTTGTACTTCATCCATGATGCAATAGATGAACTATAGCCACATGGACTATACACCCATTTGTTATTACGTCCCAACTCCTGCTTTCTGTAGACACCGCTATAGTAATTCAAGTTGGCTTCTTCTTTCCACAACGTTTTTTCAACATAAGGTTTGATATTTGCAACAGCGCCCCACGCTCTACCGCGTATTAAATAATCTTCGCGTGTACGCATGTAGACAAATTGTGCACCTGTTGCGTTATAGTCGTCAAACAGTCCCTTAAATACTGAGTACGTTTTACCTGCCGAACGCTCACCAAATATTATATAAACGTCCGCGTTTAAAGTGTAGAGTGCAGGAATGTTTATATAGGTTTCGTCACCTACGGTTATATACAAGTTTTCAATTTCCATGTTATCATTCTCCTATCTTTTCTAATATTATTGGCGATAAGTGCCGCGTTTTTACCGTAAACTTTTCTAAACGTTTACTTATATCTGTATCTGTGTTTTCTTTCTTTCCCTCTTTTGTAATTATAGTCGGTTTAATACTGTAAACGTCTATTCCAATTAAAGCGCCATACTCTGGAGATATTGAAAGAGTATATGTAGTGTCCTCTATCCATGTACCGCCATTATCATAAGTTGCTATTGCGTTTGTAGTCGGGTGTGATATTGTACGTCCTGATACATCTTTATCAAAAGTTGTGAAAATTTCAAAATCTTCGATGGATGTAAGATATTTTACGGCTTTCTTTGAAAGTCCCGAGACAGTCATATATAATTTGTTGTCAGTGTCCAAATAAATATACTTTTTCGCGCCAAATGTCTTAAATTTTAACCATGCCCCTGTCTTTTCTGTTTCCCAATCGAAAATTCCCAAATCTGGTAATTTGTAGTCGAGTCCATAACGTTCGATTGCAAGCCCTATTTTATATTTTGCATATTCGTTATATTCGTTTATTACGTCCAGACATTCCTCGCGGTTGATAACTTTTGCACTGTCGGTGTCACAGTATAAAACATTCCTATCAATTTTTGATACTATGTCGTGCATTAAGTGGTAGCGTGTCCATGCAGGTATAAATACTCCTATCTGGTATGGCAAGAAGCTTCTAAAAGATTTGTAAAATTTATCAAGCTGTGCTGTGATTTCTTCTTTATTTGTGATTGCGCAATGCTCTAATTTCCAACCAGTGCCGTCAAGTGTTACAACATCATGAATCGGATCTTGTACAAACATGCCGTAAAAACTGTTAACGCGATTTTTTGCTTTTGCGTAGTTGAGTTCTTCACCTGCAACGTGCTTTAAGCTCTGTTTATTGTTGTAATATTTTAACATAGTGCAGACGATACCAGACGGCAAATAGTCGGCACGACAATAGTAACATTCATCTACACGGATTGCGTCTATTTTGTACATGCGTAGTATTATAGCCAAATCAAGACTTGTGCAAGTCGTCTTTATCATGTCGGCTTTAAAGATTCTACCATTGTCTAGTACGCAATCGCTCGATACTTCACAATGCGATGATGATAAGTATGTCATTGTACCGCGTGCTTTAACGTTTTTACATGTGATAGTGCATATAAATAGATAATCGTCTGTATTTAACAAACGTTTTAAATCGTAAATGTTGCAATTTTTCAATGGCAAAAGTGGACTACACGGAAACTTTTCTGATGCAATGGCGAAGGGGTAGGCACTACCAAAATCATAAGAGTCAACATTTTCCATGATTTGTCCTGCATACATATAGTTAGCGTGTGTGTAGCCGCCCATGAAAGCTTTACGACAAATTACATATTTTTCATAGTTAAGTCTAGTATTTTTGAAAGCTTTCATCCACTTATAGTCTATTTTCATGATAGCGCGAAGTTCGTCACGCAAGAAACCAGTGTTTGTATATGGAAAATCGTAAAACGGTTTATTCTCCTGTTCTTCCAATTGATGAATTTTCGCCACCATAATTTCAACATCACGGTATGTATACTTTTCTTTATCTTGCGGCAACGTTTCATTTGGTTTTACCACGTCTTGATAGTTCATTTCAAGCTTTTCAAGTCCCACGTCTTTTCCACATGCCGCAAGACTTTTGTTTGTCAGCTTGTAACTACAGCGGAACTCTAGCGTATCGTCAATGATAAGATATAGCGGTTCATGCGTGTCCATGTAGAAACCGCCTGTCATGGTGTGTCCTTCGAGATTTCTAATTATAGCTTCCATTTCATAAGAAAGATTATGTACATAAATGATTAAGCGGTTTTCGCCCTGTGTGGCAAACTCTTTATATTGACTATGGAAATAGTCATACAGGTTTGACCATGACGAACAGGTTTTATAGTTATAGTCGCTATCCATGACGCTCCAATGCCATGTGTAGATTATGTCACAATCGTCTGATATGTGTTCGTGTGTCGTTTCAATGTCAAAACAAAGAAACTTTTTACAATATGAAATTTTTTCTTTACGTTTTGCCATTGTCTACACCCCTTTAAATATCTTCAAAGTCTTGATTGAGCTTTAACCATTTTCCAGATGAACCCTCACGTTGAACGTCTAAAAACCATGCGTCAAGGTCAACTTTCTCGAACTGTACAGGCATGACTTGACCTGATTGCAAGTTCCAATTTGCATTTGAAAGTAACGTTTCGCTGTCGTATTGCTCACCTTCATGTGCTGATTGCCACGCACCCATGTAAACAACCATCGCTTGCCATTCATCAAATGTCATGTTTTTGAGTTTTGGGTGATTCTCTATCAATTTTTCATATGCTGTATGTTGTAATTTGGTATAACCAGTATATGTTGATTGCTTTGCGTTTAAAATGTCGACAGCCGTTCTAACTTTCTTGAAAAGCGCTTGTGTTGACAAACCTTGATATCTAATATCATACCCTTTATACCTGTCGTATACTGGATTGATTTTACCAGTGTAACGTTTGCCGCGTTCGTCAAAATATGTGCTTAACGTTTTGAGTCTGGTTTGTGCTCTTTTGCCTAAAGTTCTAAGAAGTAACAGAAGCTCTTGTTTCGTGTAGTGCTGTTTGAGTAGCTTAATGTTTCCGTTAGATACTTCATATAAAACACCTTTTGCGCGTTGGACTTCGCCAACGCGCTCTCTTTGCTTACTTGCCATACTCTTTTACCTCACTTTCTGTTAACGGCTCGATATAGCCGCTTGCAATTGCGCTTTCAATCATTTCATCGGGTGTCATGTGATAGAGGGGTGCGTATAATTCAAGTGATCTTCTCACCTCGCGAAAATACTTAATACGTTTTGCAGATGTGCTGATATCGTTTAAACACTGTAAAACGATTGCGTGTTGAAGTTGTAATAATTGGCTTTCTAAGTACATATGTTTACCTCACTTTCTATTTGATTTTTTTCTTTATTGTATCATGTAATTATGAACAAATGTGAGATAAAGTGTGAATAAACTGTTAACAATTATAAAGTTAAGAAAAGGGACTATTGCTAGTCCCTTTAATGATACGAATTGAACAAACTTGATTATTTTCCGTTCTCAATTTTTTGGAGTCAACCGCACTGTTGACCGTTTGCCGCGTTTAAAAGTTTCTTACCATGATTTTGAAAAATGTCTGATTTGACTTTCTTGAAATGCCTGTTGTACATTCAATGATGAAATCATGACCATCTGTAATAGCATCTGTTAGCAAATCAGCGATTTTTTCAATTTCACGCTGAACACCTGTTGCATAGATGCCGAACCCTTCTTCCGTCTCGATACATAAGTAATAGGTGACTTTAAAAGTATCTTCATCTGTACCCATTACAATTCCTAAAAGCTTTCCTGATGGTTTCGCGTCTTTTGCAAGTGCTGTTGTGCCGTTAATCTTTACAAGCTTTACACATTTTTCGTCCCCTGCTACAAGTTCAAATTTCTTCATAGTTTTAATCTCCTTTTTTCAATTATAAATTTTGAAGTGTAATATCGTTTATGTAATATCAGCCGTTTATATTATAGTGTTTTATGTGTAACGTGCTACGGCGGCAAACCAGATAAATGATAACTATAGTTAACTTCTAACACGTAACGTATAGAAATTTCTATAATGATTTTTCTCACCATTGTTAAAAGTAAAGGTGTAGTATGTTTCGCTTGCGGTTTCAACCCTTTGCAGAGTTCCGCGTATCTGGTTAGTGTAGTAGCCGTCACACAACAACGTGTTATTAAGGTCATAAAAGTTGATAGTACCATCTTTTAAAGTCTCCTTTATGGTTGTGCGCTTGTCTACAAAGTTAATGCGTGTTGATGATGGAATGTTGATACGTTCGATTGGTTTTGGCATTATTTGATATCCCTTCCTTCTGTTTGTTCATAGATGGTAAATTTTACAGCTTCATCAATTTGATTAAGCGTTAAAACCTCATCAATTTCCTCACCTTTTTTGCTAATGATTGCCATGCAAATTGCCATTCTATCAATAATACCATCAATGTCATCTTGTATACTATTGAAATCTCCATCCCAGATGTTGGACACAATCACATGGTTTATATAACACATGTCAATCAATACCGCGTTTGCCGCAATTTGACTCATCATCTTTTTAAGTCTGTCGCTTTTACACCCTTTTATGGTGCATCCAACTTTTAAGCATCGCCCTGCTTCTTCAATCAATCTTTTCTTTTCTTGTTTCTGTTCGTCTGTCATTGTTTCAATCCTCACTTTCTTTGTTTGTGTTTGTTGTTCTTTATCTTTGTTACATGTATATAGTATCATGGTTTGAAAATTTGTCTACTGATATTTTTTAATGTCACGTGGGAATTTTATTGATATTTTATAATTCACATTTTGTTAATAATTTTGTAATATTTCATTCACACTTTCACGAACATATA